TGGGGAAATTGTACTAATACTATCGTAGGTACGGCAGATGGTAATGAAATTACTCTTACGGATGCAGAAGCTGCTGCTGGTGCTCCGGGAGATATCATTCAAGTTTACGCCGCTGCTTCTGGTAGCCATCTCGCATCTCCGATTGCAACTTATGAAGTAACTTCACTCGATCCTTCTTCGACTACTCTCGATGTGAATGTTACTTCCATCCTTGGAACTGCCGGTTCTACTACTGAACTTTCAGCTGTTCCTGCAATCAATGCATCCTTCTGGGATATGTTGAAGTGGATGTTCTCGAAGTCGCGTAATAAGGTTACACAGACTGCATCCACTCAAGTTGTTTATAAGGATGATGGTTCTACTACTCTCGGTACTTCCACCACTTCGGATAATGGCACTACGGCCACGAGAGGTGAGTTTGCATAATGGCAATCGACACGAAGGCTGAGAGAGAATCTTTTATCTCTTTTGGAGATTTTGATGTACAAATGAGATCTCCGGATGGAGGTATTAATTCTCAGGGAGATAGACAAACTATGGAGTTCCTCTTTGCGGGATTCGGTAGTGGTGGCTCTCCTGTTGTAAATCCTCCTTCTACTGGTAGATTCTTCTTCTGGAGAAGAAAGCATAGGTAATTATACAGCGTGTGAGAGGTAAGACACGACTGTCTAACTTGTGTGGTGAGGGGAGTCTAGCTATATTATATTTGGACTTCTCTCACCTAACAAGGAGGAAGATATGGCTAAAGAGGGAAAAGCATATAAGCCTTATAAGGCTAAGCTTCGTGTTCCCAAGAGAAAGGCGACTCCTAACAGTAAGAGACTTTCGATGATGAAGAATCGTCTAAAGAAAGATCCTTACAAGAAGGGTTAATCATGGAGATTAAGCGGATTAAGGATGAAGAAGTTGGTGGGGCTAACAATACATACAATAACAACTGGAAGCCTATCCATACTTCTATTGTTCTCGATAGCTGTCAAGGAATGAGTAATTGTCAGCTAGCTGAGAAGTATAACTATGCAGAAACTACTATCTCTAATATCCTTCGCACCAAGAAGGCTAAGACTATTAGGGATGGTATTGAACGAAACATCCTAGCTAATGGAGTTGAAGCTCTTCCCGAGGCTATCAAACAAACCAAGATCCTAGCTTTTCACCGCGTAAGACAGTTCCTCCAGAACGATACCTATGCAGAGAAGAGCCCTTTTGCGTTTTTCGATAAGTCTATCAAAGCACTCGAGGTTCTTGACAGACTTGATAATCCTTCTCCTGTTGTTTCTAATAATCCAGGATCTGTTACTAATGTTCAAATGAATATCTTTGAATCACCGGAGAAGATGGAAGAACTAACTGCGGGGCTAAACAGAGCATTGGAAGTATCTCAGCAATACTCCATGCTCACATCCGGATCTGTTGATGGATCAGCAATCGAATTTAATTCAACTAAGGGAAGCAGAGAAGATCAAGGAGCAGTTGGGAAGAGAGAAGCTTAATCAACTCCGCAGGGAGTGCAAGTTTAATCTCTTCTTTCTAGCTAATACAATCCTAGGTTATGATAAGCTATCTCCGGGATTGCATGGGCATTTCTCCACTTGGGCTAAGAAAACAGACAACTCTCAGTTTCGTCTAATCCTTCTTCCAAGAGGTCACTATAAATCTACAATCACTACAATCTCAGATACCATTCAGATTGTACTGACGGATGATAGTAAGAATGCTCCATATCCTAGAAACCTTGGTCCAAACTGTAGAGTCTTGATTGCTCACGAAGGTCAAGATCACGCAGCTAGATTCTTGTTTGCTATCGCGGAACACTTCCGTAGAAATCCGTGGTTGATGGCTCTCTTCCCAGAACTAGTTCCGGGGAAAGACCAAAGAATCAATAAGACAGAACTCGAGCTTCCTAGAGATAAGATCTGGGGTGAACCTACCATCGACGTGATGGGTGTAGGTACTAAGTCTCAAGGTCGTCACTATGATTATCTAAAGCTGGATGACATCTACGGTGCGGAAGCTAGAGATTCAGACGCAGTTGATAAAGCTACGAAACTTTGGATCGACAATATCCAATCGTTTCTTCTTACTCCAGCTACAGATCATATTGATTTCATCGGTACTCGCTATCGCCATGAAGACGTCTATAAGCACATCATGGATGTCTATGCGGAGCAGTTGGTTAAGTATATTAGACCAATTGTTGAGTTTAGTGAGAAGGAAGGTAAGAAGGTTCCTATCTTTCCTGAACAGTTCACTCTGAAATCAATTGAGATTCTCAAGAAGAATCCTATCGTATATAACTCTCAGTACCTTAATGATCCTCTATCTGGTGATAGTGAGTTCAATATGGCATGGGAGAGATACTACGAGAGATTGGAGTGGGAGAATCCCGACAAGAGAAGATTGGTTTATGAAGATCCTTCTAGCGGGAGAAACGTTACTCTTAGCTGGTTGGAGCTAGATAGACTAGTTTTCATTGATCCTGCTACGGTAGGTAATAGTGGTATTATCGTAACAGGAACCAATGGAGAGAGGAATCCTAAGGCTTTCATTCTTGAAGAGGAGATGAGGCCTTATCAACCTCCCGAACTCGTTAAGAGGATCTTTCAGTTAGTCAATAAGTGGTCTCCTAGAGCAGTAGTGATTGAAGAAGTTCTCTTTTCTCAGCTATTTAGACCTTGGATTCAGCTGGAGATGTCTGTAAAGGGAATCCATTTCCGCATCTTGCCCGCTAAAACCAAACAAAAAGCTAAAGAAGATCGCGTTAGAGGACTTAGTAACTGGTTCGCTAATGGTCAAATCTGGATGCATTCCTCTCAAACAGAAATCATTGACCAGTTTCGGAAGTTTCCTGGACTTAAAGAGTATCATACACTAGATGCTCTTGCTTATGGTCCTGTGTTCTGGAGATCCGCAGCAGGGAGTGAGGAAGTAGAGAAGAGAGATAGTGCAATCGAGTGGATCAAGAAGAATAAGGATCCTCTCACAGGATATTCACGTATCATATCTGGGGCTAACCCACAGGAGAGCTGGTGATTGCGAAACTATCACAGTCCAGAACTACCACTTTTGTTGGTTCTTTGTCTGGTGTTGGGGCTATTGCACTCGTGCTTCTTCCTCAAGACATAAGAGATGGTTGTGTGTCAGCAATTTCTAATAGTAACAATCCTCTAGTTCTTGGTGGACTTGTTGCTGTTGCTATTGTTGGAGGTTATATGGGACCTTCTCTTACGGATAAGAATGGCACAAAGAACCCTAACAGCGAAGAAACTAATCAGGGCCCTAATCCTTCTTAAGAAGAAGTGGATTGGTCCAGAAGAGTTCTTCAAGAAGTGGAACAAATGTAGGAAGCTTCTATATGAGACTGCTGAGTATAAAGCTTTCCTTTTAGAAGTGAGAACGAGAGATGGTGGTTTGTGCAAGTGTGGGAAGAGGGGAAGAGAAGTTCATCACATCATTAGAGTGTATGATGATCCTTCTCTTGCTCTTGATACAGACAATGCAGTATTTCTTTGTGTTAAGTGTCATAAGAAGCAGCATAGAAAGAAGAGAACATATAGTGAGGAGAACCTTAAGTGACAGTTCCCTTTCCATTTCCATTTCAACAGCCTCCGCCACAACTACAACAACCTCCTAAGAATCTTCTAGATTATCTTAGAGGTACTGTAGCTCCTGAGGACTACTCTCTACATCCAGAGGATAGTCCCATGATGGATACTCTCCGTGCAGTTACAGATGGAAAGAATACTTCCATTCACAGGGGAAGCCTGCCAGAGCTAATCAATAAGTTAAGAGGTGCGGCAGGATCTTATCATCCTCTGTTTAATGCAGTAGCAGTATCAAGTGACGATCCTTATGGCCAGGAGCATATTCTGGCTCACGAGATGGGCCATCGAAAGCAGCTTGGATCGCTTCCATTTACAGTACCTGATAAAAGATTTGCAATTCCATCAAAAGCTACGAGTCCTCTCCAACAAAAAGCTTTAGATAAAATCAATGATTATAGCAAGGCCGGTCCCAGGGAAGCCTATGCAGAATCATTTGCTGCTGCATTTCAGGCCCTTCGGAATATGGCCAATCCAAATAATGAGTTCATTAAGGATGAAAATAAGCTTCGTAATAGCTTAGGTGAGGCAGAGGGACAGTATCCTGGATTAGGATCCATCCTCAGTGAACTATTAAAAGAGCCCATCTACAAAGAACATCCGCTGCAGAAATTCTTTCAGCCAGCTCCAGCTCAAAATAATCCTCCTGCTATCTCTGAACCTGTATGGGATTTTGAGAAAGAGAAGCAAGATAGATTTAATTCTATGATGGGGATGCTACATCCCGGCGATGCAAATAAGGTTGAGCGGGATGCTGCAAATGAATATATGATGAATCTTGTTATGAATGTAAACAATCCCCTTGAGAAGGTTGGAGGGAACGCAGCTGTTAAGCCTTTCTTGGAAACACTGTATTCTAGACTTCAGAAGGCTCTTGTTATGGGACCGGGCAAAGCTCCGGGGAAACAATGGAAGAGCTTTCTCGAGAAGTCTGCGCCTAAGGGAGAGCTAGATCATACTGGACTCAAGGATTATCTGGAAGCTAATCCGGACCAAGTTATTCCTAAGTATGTTTTGCAGAAGCTGTATAATGAGCATCCCGTGAGGCTGCAAGAGCATATTTATGATGCTAATACTACCCCTTACGACGGCTTAGTTCCTAAATTTGACCGGAGTTTTACTCCTGATAAGTCAACCATCCAAGAGAGGGTTATTACAGGGGAGCCTCCTAGAGTCTTTGAAGATGAAGCTGCAGTAAACTTTAGAAAGCATTACAAAGAATTAAATGCTCGCATATATGAGCTTGGAAGCCAGATGTCAGATGCCATCTTGTTACCTCAAGGTGACCCGGCCCGCAGAGCAGTATTTGATAATTACCATGAGGCTACAAAGCAGCTCAATGCTCTTAGAGCTTCCGAACCCGATTGGCTAGCAAAGATCAGAGAGCCAAAGAAGCTTGAACAATATCCCAGTCATTTTAATGAAAAGAATCAGGTTGGTTGGAGTAGCTCCATTATGGGGGAAAGGAATGGAAAGCCAGCCCTAGGTATTTATGAAATTCAATCCGATACACACCAAAAGGCAAGAAACCACGGCACACTGAGCAAGCTTGGAGAACCTCTACCTGAAGAAGTTCAGAGGCTTACTAATAGACTTAAAAATTTAGCGGACGCTCAAGTTGCTTATAAACAGTTAGAAGGAACTCCAGGATACTCGGCATATACTTATCATGATATGGATTATGATATTGATGATGCCAGGCGAGCACTAGAAAGTTATCAAAAGGGTTTGGATGGTGTAGTCCCACTTCCATTTCAAGGCGATAAAGAGTGGCCTGAACTCTTTTTGAAGCAAGCTTTACATCGTGCTGCAACGGAAGGAGCGGAAGAAATTATCTTTCCTTCTGGAAGGGCTGTTAGTAAAGCGGTAGGGTTGCCTAAAGAAGGCAGAAAGGTATATGATAAAGATCTTCCCAATCAGCTCGTAGAGTATCTTAAGAAGCAGCTTGGAACAGAAGTTCAGCCGGAATCTCTAATTTCTTCCCCAAGAAACCCTATCTTAGATGATTTGCTTGCAGAACATAAATTTAAGCAGTTCATGACTGGTAGTATTAATGGTAGCATCATAGGACCCCAACCTAGATTTATAGGCGATGCTAGAAGAATTGTAACAAATCATATGTTGTCTAACGATAGACATATGGAGGCCTCCCCTGAACATATTATTGCTGCGCTAGAGCGGGCCAAGAAGGAAAATGCCGATTATAATAACATGTATCCGTACTCGCAGGAAATCTTCCCAGACGAAGTTCAACTTGAAGCCTTGAGGCAAGACTTAACACAATTCATCCCTAGGCTAACAAAGCCTGGAAAGCCTTCTGGCACTGCTATTCCTTTCCCCAAGGAAGCCAGAGATAAAGTTCTAGAAGGCCAAAGATTGTGGAGTTTGTTGGGTCTCCCCGCAGCATCACAATTCCTCCCACCAAAGAAGAAAGATGATTCTCAACGAGCTAAATCTAAATCAGGTAAGTAAGGAGACAGATCTCTCCCTGATCCGGGAACTCATCTCCAAAGCCTTCTGGGTTTGGTACTTCTCTAATCAAGAGAGAAAGCTCACCACAGTTAGAGTGTGGTTTATCTCTAAGAGTATTTATGTAAAGGATCTGAAGAGTGTGTTTGAACTTCTCTTCGGACCTTCACAAAGTTAGTATATGTCTCATATCTATTGCTTAGTCCTAGAGGACGAAACAACTAGGTATGTAGGTGTAACTGATGACTTGAAGTCTAGACTTGAAAAGCATAGGAAGTTCAAGGGAGATATCCATCTTCTTGCCACTATGACTGTTAATGATAGACTACAAGCAGAAAGTTTAGAGGCAGTCCTTCATGAAGTACAGAAGACAGAACACACTATAGAAGATTACTTCTCTCAGGATTTAGTGAGGTTGCACTCTCTCTGGTATGATGGCTATTCCACTCCCGGTCCCAAGGATATTAGAATTAAACCTAAAATTAGATTCTAATTGCGGAGCCAGAATTTCGAGCGGAGCTTTCGGCAAGCGCAGCGATGCCGAGCGACGCGAGGATCTTCGGGTCACGGCGCGGGACCATCATCACTCTACACTCGTAACGCGCGGTTAAAACTTTTCGTTATATAGGGAGAAATGAAATACCCAAGGCAAATCAATCTGGGAGAGACTCAGGAAGCTGCCCTTAAAAAGTGGATCGAGGCTGAGCTAACTAATCATCTTGCTGAACGCGTTGATTTGATTGAACGCTGGAAGCGTTATCAAGCTGATTACATCGCGGAGCCCCAGACAGAAGTGGCTAACTTCCCTTTCCTCGGGGCAAGTACTATTATAGTACCATTGACAGCCATCGCCCTAGAGGCTGTTCATTCAAGAACAATGCAAACTGCTTTCTCACAGGCTACTAAAATCTTCTGTGAGGTAAAGAATCCCGAGCAAAAAGATCTCGAGAGTGAGATTGAAGTCTATCTCGATGATGAGATTATGCGTGGGATGAACTTTAGAAAGCAAGTAGAACCTGCAATTCTTGAACTTCAGAAGCTTGGTACTGGTGTTATCGAAACAACATGGCGTCATGAAACTCGCCGTGGTGTTCGTTCTAGTAGTAAAGGTGAAAGCGAGTTTGAAGTAACTGTATACAATGGACCGTGGAATGTATCAGTTCCTATCTCCACGTTCCTTATGCCATTTGATTGTCTTGATCCACAGACAGCTAGATGGTGTGGAAAGGTATTCTGGATGAATCCTAGTCAGATTATGGCTAGAGAAGCAGATGGGTATTTTAGAGGAGGAACCTATGAAGCCCTCTGTCCTGCATATCAGAATACTTCTTCTAACTCTATCGACTCTGCTGATGATTATAAGCAGAAAGTCGAAGAGCTTACAGATACTACTCCAGACTGGAGAGAAGACGCCCAGCTTTATTGGGTAGCAACAAAGTGGAATGTAAAGGATCCTACTGATCCCTACGATGATGAGCCTGAGTTTATTGATGAGAAAGAAATCTTCTTCATCTATGAGAGAGTTACTCAGACTATCTGTGCCATGTGGTATAATTGGTACAATGATCTTCGTAGGCCCTTTAGATCTGGAGTTTACTTTCCACTAGAAAATCGTTGGTATGGTCTTGGAATTGCTAAGCAAACAGAACAATTTCAAGCTGAAGCTACAGCTATCCATAGACAAAGATTGGATAACTCGGCTATTGCCAACATGAGAATGTTCAAGGTTAACCGTAACTCTGGGATTAAAGATGGTGAACCTATCTTCCCCGGCAAGTTCTGGTTCCTTGATGAGATGTCTGACATCGAACCCATGGAAATGGGCGATGTTAAAGCTTCGTCTTACAACGATGAAAATCAAATTAACGTCTATGCTCAGCAACGCAATGGCGTTAATGATCTCACTCTTGGTATGCCTAATGCTGGTACCCCCGGCACTGCTACTGATAGCATGGCAAGAGTTCAAGAGAGTGCGAGGAAATTCGATTACAATTATTCAAACGCTCGAGAACTCCTCTCAACTGTAATTGAAGATAACGTTTGCGATATTCAACAGTGGGGAGTAAATGTAGAAAGGCTTAAGTATTCTCCGAGAGGAGCAGACATTGAAGCCTTCTTCAAGCAACCCTATGAAGAGTTCCGCAGAGGCTATCTTCTTCATGTTGGCCTAGCTAATCAGAATAAGAATAAGATGAAGGATCGGCAGGACGCAACACAACTCGTTGGTATGTTCCAGAATTATTATACGAGTATGTTGCAACTTCTCCAACAGAATCCGAATGTTCAGCCTGAGGTCATGGCTAAGATGCTTGGAACTGTTATGGACGGAGCTAACCTTGCTATGCGGCATATCCTTGAAACCTTTGATATCCGCAATGCTGATCGCTATCTAATCAATCCTTCAAATGTCACACCATCCGTTGGACAAGCTGTTGGACCCGCTAACGGAGCCGGCGGTGGAATCAATCCTCAGGGGAGTAGTCCAAACCCCGGAGGTTTTGAAAGCAATCTTGTCGTTGCTCCAAATGCGTCGAGCATCTTCCCTGCGATCCCTGGCAATCTCTCGGGAGTGGGATGATGCTTGCAGGATTCAAGGTGAAATCAAATCCCTTGAAGGTATTTCAAACTATCTGTTAGACCTCAAACAAAAGGTGGAAGAAGATGGACGAAGAACTGAACGGGCAAGTTACCGACCAGATGGAGGAGTCGGCGGCACCAGAAACTCAGGAGTCGTCAGACCAACAGCAATCTACTGAAACTCCTTCTGTTGATCCACGTGATGAAGAACTTAATATTCTTCGCACGGTTGCTAAGAATGCTGCACAGCAGACTATGCAACTCCGTCAGCGGATGGATGAACTTACTGCCCGTTTGACTCCTAAGCAGGAAGAGCCGCAGATTACGGATGATGATTTCCGTGAGGCTCCTGCTCGGTCGATGGAAACCATGCTTGAACGCAAGATGTCCAAGCTTATGGCTCCTATTAATGCCGAAGCAGAAAATATTCGTAGAGAGCGGATGTTTACGTCGAACTTCAACAGCGTTGTTTCCGCCATTGATCCTAACCTTGCTTCGTATGCAGAAGTTCTTGCACCACGAGTTAGGAATGTTCTTGGTGATGTTGAAGCTACGCCGCAAGCAATTCAATTCGCAACCCTTGCTGTCCTTGGACAAATGAGTCTTGAAATGAGAAACACTCCTAAGGAAGAAGCTCCCGCTCGTCGGGAAGTTGCGAATGCCCGCCCAGTTGTTCCTGCTAACGCTCCTTCTAATACTCCTCGGCAATCTGCGGCTCCGAAGTCAAAGGTTCAATTGACTGAATCTCAGCGTAAGTATATGGAGAATTTGGGATTCAAGCCGGGACAAGAAGATGCATACATGAGCTTTCTTCAGGCCGATGAGGTTAACTTCTAATGTCTAACAGACCAGACGCAATTAATCTTACTCCTACCAACAATCCGGTGGAGCAAGACGAAGATCTCGAAGCATATGCAGCACGCATGATTCAAGTTCTTGATCGTGGATTTACAGTAGATAAGTTTAAGATCAAGAATGCTCCTCCTGGGATTCATTACGAGTGGCATAAGGATGATCCCGGAACTCACGCTCGACTTACCGCAAAGGGATTCATTGTTAATGATGAACTTGCTAAGGGGAGCGATTTTGTACATACTGATGGTGCGGGAAATCCTCGTATCGCAGATGTACGGTGTTATTCGATTTCCAAGGCAAAGTACGAAATTCTGCAAGCTATCGAATCTGAGCACGTTAAGCGTACTCACGACCCTCGGAGAGCAGATCTCGACTTCATGTCAGCAGTCAAGCAAGAACTGGGGGATGTCGGTTCTACTACTTTGGAATCGAGTGTAGAGAAGATTAGTGGTACACAACTTCAGATGCGTATGAACGCTCAATCAGGAGAAAAGTAAATGTCGGGTTTTGCTGCGGTTTACGGCCCGAACAATGGTACTCCTCGAATCCTCAATTATGTTGCGGCTTCTGGTGCTACCTTTGAAGCGGGTGATGTTCTGATCCTTAGCTCGGGTGAAGCTACGGACGCAGGTACGAATCCTGGTGCAGGTACTATTCTTGGCGTTTCTTGCAACGCTTATGATGCTGCTCCCGGTTACAATATGGCTAACCAGCCTACTGTTGTAACGCATCGCGCTAAGAATACGTCGGTGTATATGGCGAATGGGAATATCTTTAAGGGTAAGCTCACTAACGGTTCGGCTACTCTTATTGCTCCCGTTACTGCTGATATTGGTGCAAGCTACGGTATCACGGAAAACTCGAACGTTTGGTCTGTTGATAAGAACAAGACCACGACGAATGCTCGTGTTGTGATTACCAAGATTGATACCGATAACAATGAGGTGTACTTCCGCTTCATTGAATCCTACGCCGTCGAAATCTAATCCTATATAGGGAGAATTGAACAATGGCTGGTGGTATCGTAACTCGTAATCTTAATCCGCTTGCTTTTCGTCCTGGCCTGCGGAGTGAGTTCTGGGATTCTTATAACGAGTTCCCGGAAGAGTGGAAGTTCTGGCTTAAGTCCGAAACTCGGGATAAGCCTGAAATCGAGATGGCTACGGTTCGTGGTCTGAATCGTCTCTATCAAGTTGGTGATGGTGAACCCGCTTCGTTTGATACGGTTGAGATGGGTCGTAAGGCTGCCGCTGTTGATCGTGAGTTTAAGGCAGCTTATGGTGTTTCTCTCCGTGCGATTGAAGATGACTTCTATGGTAAACTGAATAAGGGTGCTTATCATCTTGGCCGTGCGGCTCGTCTGACGATGGAATATCAGGCTGCTGCACTCCTTGATGGTGCAACATCTAATTCGATTTTTGCCGGTGAAGATGGTCTTGCACTTCTTTCGACCGCCCATACTCTTATGGGTTCTAGCTCAACGGTTGCTAATCGTCCGACGACTGAAGTTGGTTTCTCGATCGCCGGTGTTACTAACCTGATGCAGCTTGCTGGTACTTGTAAGGACCAGAACAATGATCCTATTGTTGTTCGTCTGAGCAAGTGCATTATCCCGAATGAGCAGGGTGTTATTCAGGATGCTTGGAAGATCTTCGGGATGGAGAAGGAACCCTTTACTGCGAATAACGACGATAACGCAATTAAGGGTCAGCTTGGTAAGATCGACTATACTGTGTCGCATTACATGACGTCGACCACCAAGTATTTCATGATTGATCCGTCGCTTAACGACGCTCATCTTGATATTCGCTCGAAGCTTTCGCTGAAGGATTGGTATGATAACGATACGGACGTGCAGAAGGTTCGCGCTCGTATGCGTATCTTCCTTTACTTCTACAACTGGCGCGGCTGGTACGGTGCTTCGCCGTCGTAATTAAGTTGTATCCTTTAATGAAAGGAGTATAAAAGTGCGCGCTACAGCTTTCTCTTTCATTACTCACTCCAAGCCCCGTGAAGATAAGACTTCCGGTGGTGTGGGTGGTGTTGTGGAAGTATTCACTTCGGGTGCTGCTCTTAATACTGGTGATTGCGTTTATCTTTCTGCCGCAAACACTGTTAACAAGAGTCTTACTGCTGCTAACTATGCTGGTTTTATCGGTGTAGTTGTTGGTGGTAGATCTACCCAAATGAATATCATTACAAAGACTGGCTTTGCGGCTACGTCTGCTTCTGGTCAGGAAGTTCTTGTTCAGGTTTCGGGTATTGCTACGGTTGTTGCAGGTGGTACTATTACTGCCGCAACTAACTTTAGTGTTATGCCTGATGCTGCGGGAACTGCTGGTAGAGTTGTTGCTGGTACAACTGCTGGGCAAATGCTCGGTACTGCACTCACTACTGGTTCTTCTGGTAATGAAATGCAGATTCTAATTCGTCACCGTTAAACGGAAATAAAGATGCGGTTGCCCCTATTCGTTGCTGCTACTCCGCAACCCAATCTTAAGTCTCCTTCCGTCCTAGTCGGGAGAGGATCTTGGAGGTTGGTTTCCACTGCAAATGGCTCCACGTTGGAGTTCAAAACCAAACATCCTTCTAGCGATTCTCTCTCGATTAGCGACGGTAAGGAAATACTTAAGGTTGATGATGGATTAGAAGTATGGTGTGAAGTTAAAGAGTGTGGAAGAGAATCTATCACCGTATTTATCGAGAGAGCCATAGAGAATGACCACGCCTGAGTTGCTTGATGGTTTGATTAAGATCATTCAGGTTGTAGTTGCTCCTGTTATTGTAGGTATCTATAATAACCAAAGACGAAATAATGAGGAGCTTATTCAGCTGAGAACGATCTTGATTGGTGCTGATGGTATTCGATCAAGAGTACGCAGGCTAGAAAGAAAACTAGAGAGGGTTACATATACTTTGGCTGGGATGGCGGGAACTACTCATTCCCAGCAACACAATGAAGATGAGGAAGAGGATGATGAGTCCTGAGTTTGAGTCTTCACTTCCACTCATCTTGAAGCACGAGGGTGGATATGTAAATGATCCTGATGATAGCGGCGGTGCTACCAATAAAGGAATCACTCAATCCGTTTATAATCGGTATCGTTTGAACGAGAAGCTACCTGTTCAACCCGTTCGTAATATTGAAGATGGAGAAGCGGAAGAGATTTACTATCGCAATTATTGGCTTGATGGTAAGTGCCATAAGCTTCCCGTTGGTGTTAATCTTGTTCACTTTGATTTTGCTGTAAATGCTGGAATTGGTAGGGCAGCTAAAACTCTACAGAAAGTTGTTGGAGTTACTGATGATGGTTTGATTGGACCTAAGACCATTGATGCTGTGGCCTCTTATGCTAAGGGAATTGAAGAGCTTATCAAGGCTTATTCCCGTGCACGGGAGGCTTTTTATGTATCTATCAGTAAAGGCAAAAACGAGAAGTTCCTTAAGGGCTGGCTGATTCGTACAAAGAGAACCGAAGAGACAGCTCTAGCTTTGTGGAGAAAATATGAGGTTAAGGTATGACTCTCCAGGAAATGCGGGATGCTATCTGGCGGGCTACAGGTACTAATAGTAGCACCGTCACTCAAGCTGAGATTGACCAACAACTAAATAACTCATACTGGGAACTTCAAGATAAGGTTGACTTCCGTGAGAAGGAAGACGAAACAACTATTACTACAGTTATTGGAACGCGTCAGTATGATCTTTCGAGCTTACTTACTGACTTTGATTATCTACTTCATGTTACTTATCTCGATCCAGATTCTGATGTCTGGGTAGATATCGAGCCCACAGACTACCAGAACTTGAAAGATGTCTTGGATGACAATACTACTTCGCGGGGTTATCCAACTCAGTATTCTCGCTATAATTCATATTTGTATCTCAACCCCGTACCAGATCAGACGTACTCGGTAAACATTCTCTTTAAGAAGTCTCTTGGTGATGTTGGAGTTTCTGGTCCTGGTATTCCTAGTTCGTGGCATGAGTATGTATATCTTGGTGGATTGTACAGAATCTTCCGGGATGTACTTGGTGAATACAATCGAGCCTTGGCTATTCGTAATGAAAGAGATGCTCTCGTTCTAACTGCATCCACGAATAAAGCTAAGGAACGTAGTGATTACAGCAGAGCCGGGGTTTCTATCTTGCGACAGAGGTATCCCTAAATGGCATATACAAATAACGATGGTGTAGATTCCACTAAACCAGATGGCGCTACTGCGGCTGCAAGTGATATCGACTTGTTCCTCAAGCAGATTAAGCTTGCAGTTACCGAGAGATTGAATGATGTGTTCGGCGGTGATTGGACTGTCTCTACTAATGTTACTGTTACTAAGGTTGGTAGCGAAGTAACTATTAGTGGAAAGCAAGCCTATCAATCATCTACGGATCTTGGTAACATTACAGGAGCCACAGCTCTAGACTTTGATACAGTTGGTAACTATATTAAAGCAACTTTGACAGGTAATGTTACCTTTAGTGTATCTAACATGAAGGTAGGCACTACCTATGTATTGATGCTTAAACAGGATGGTACTGGCGGTAGAACTATTACGATGCCTTCAGGAGTAAGGTATGCTTCAACTCCTACGTTTGTTACTACAGCAAGCACTTGTGCTGTCATCACAATTACTCCTTACACTTCGTCAATTGGCTTGGCGGTCGTGGGAGGTTCTGGTTGGAATGTTTCCTAAGATTCTGGCTAGTGGGAGAAGCAAGGTAGGTTCTCTGAGTGGAACGGTAGGCGAAGTTTTAGAGGCCAGTACAGGTAAGATCTATCTAATTACTAGCCTTACTTCTACTGTTAATGATCCAAGTGATACAGTTCAAGGAGAATATTGGGATGGAGCTTCTTGGGTAGAAGCTTCTGATTCAACAATTAATAACCTTAATTATTTTGCGGGCTTGAATGTTAGATATCACATTAAAAATTCTTACTTTAACTATAGTGGTCCGTATATTACAGGAACCGCTGGAACTATAACTGATACTGGTGGAGCCACTACTCTCGGAGCAACATTCGATACTTTCTCTGTGTGGAGTGCATTTATCTTAGGTACTAATCCAAACGCATATGCACAGATCCGTTTAGTTAACTTCCCGGTTGCTACCTATACAGGAGTTCCTCTTTCTAGCTTTGCCTTAAAAGCAGATATGTCTTGGACTGAGAATACTCCTGTAGCTACCAAGAATACATCCTATACATTTAATTTTTGGCCTACCTTTACTGGAGGATGGAGCTCTGCTGGGTCTCCTCCGAGAATTGTGGTAAATAGTGTATCAGGGGGCCTAGCTGATATTAATATCGAAATCCCTGTTACTCTTGTTGGAACCTACAATACTACTGTTTCTGCTTCTGTAGAATTTAGGGCATATTATCCTAATAGTTCCCCCCTAGACTATAGTAGCTTTGCATATAGAACTGGAATTCTGTAATTATGGCCATCGAGGATGCGAGGGATAATGTACAACAGAACTTGAAGAAAGCGAAGGAGTTCTATCTTCCTATT